GCTCTTAAGGGTACATTGATTGAACCCAACAAGGGCAAGGCTTGGCTCAAGGTTACGGCTGATATGTTCTCTGAAGTTGGTAAGAATGTTGAGTGGACTACGCCTTGTGGCTTTAAGGTTGTCCACCAGTACTATGAGATATTAACTAGACGATCAGTAGCCAAACTGTTCGACATGAAAGAGTTGCACTTTGGTGCGCCGGATAAGGAAACAATAGATGGAAGCTCAGTTAATCTGGCTATCTCTCCAAATTACATACACTCGTTGGATGCGAGTCATATGTGGTCTACCGTCAAGCGAATGATTGATTCAGGTATCACTCAGTTCAGCATGATTCACGACTCATATGGTTGTCCTGCTCCAGATGTCAATCTTATGAGAGCCTTCACCAATGAAGAGTTCCACAAAATGCACAGCACTAATCTGCTGGCTGACATGAGAGAGGAACTTATGCAGAACATTGGCATTGAGTTGCCAGAGACTCCCGAAGTTGGAGTCTTCAACATTGACAATGTTTTAGATGCAGAGTATTTCTTCCAATGAAAGACAAAGTGTATAAGATATCTAGTGAAGGAGACATGGAGGAAGCAGTCAAGATGTTTACTGCTTTGGCTATATCGAAGAGGAAGCGTAAGAAGTTGTCGCTCTGGTTTGCTACCGAAGCATTCAGCGACATCTTCTTGAGTGCTGCATATACGGAGTTCTCACTTAAGAATATTCCACCGCAGCCTAACATGAACATTAATATTTATATCGGAGGCGATGGCGAAGATGATTTGGAAACCGAACAAGATGCTTAATGGAAAGCATTGGCGTTGGGGTGATCTTTATGATAGCTGGAATCAGCTGCAAAAGGATCACTTTGATGGCAAGCTTGATGTGTATGCACCAATGAAAGACATGCCATCCATTGCACAGCAGTGGAAGGAAGATTACAAGCGGAGGTTCTGCCGATGAAAAAGGAAATCGCAATCAAGTGGGTCAAGGCTCTTCGCTCCGGTAAGTACAAGCAGGGCAAGCACAATCTGTGCACCATTCGCAATGGCAACAAGAAGTTCTGCTGCTTGGGTGTCCTGACCGATATGTATCAAAAGGACTGCAAGGCCAAGAAGCGCAAGCAACTCCCCTCCAAGGAGAAGAAACTGTACGGGGAGATCATCGTCGGCTACAATGTAGATGGCCGACAGGATCAGGCTCTTCCCCATGCCGTCAAGAACTGGGCAGGGATGCAGGACAAGAACGGTATGTATTGGGTTGGCGACAAGGATCGTTCTGGAATGGAGATTGATTTCTGCAGTCTCGCTGATGCCAACGACAATGGTTTCACCTTCAAGCAGATCGCATCCTTCATTGAGAAGCACTACGAGATTCTTTGACTATGGCTACCAAGATTGAGCGGCTGCGTGCTGAGATTGCAGAAGCGAATGCTTATATGGCAGAGGCTTCTTATGCGATTGAGAAACTTACCGCAGAGCGAGATGCTCTAGAGAAACATGTGGACGAATTGATTGATGAAAAGTATGCACCAAGAGGTGCGTTTGGAGATTCACTATAATGAGTAGAGTACTGGTTATTGGGGACACACACTTCCCCGCAGTCCTTCCTGAGTACCTTGGCTTTGTCAAGGCAGTCAAGAAGGAGTACAAGTGTGATAAGGTTATTCATATCGGTGATGTGATCGACCACCATTGCATCTCATTTCATACTAAGCACCCGGATCATCCCGGTGCTGTGTCTGAGTACAAGCAAGCGATGGAATGCATCAAAGAATGGAAGGCTGCATTCAAGAACATGATTGTCACCGTAGGCAATCACGATGAAAGAGTGCGCCGACTCGCAGGGGATGCTGGCATTCCCGACTTTTATATCAAGAGCTTCAATGAAATTTATAACACAAGTTGGCAATGGGTTAAGAACCACACTGTTGATAGTGTGTTTTACTATCATGGTGTTGGGGGTGGCGGCTTGTATCCTGCTTTCAACACTGCTAAAAGTATGGGTCTTTCTGTGGTTGCTGGTCATCACCATTCTTGCGCCGGAATTAACTGGCAAGTTAGTCCAATGCATTCGCTATTCGGAATGAATGTCGGATGTGGCGTTGATCGCAAGCACCTTGCCATGAAGTATGGCGAAGACCATATTAAGAAGCCCGTCATTTCTTGTGGTGTTGTCGTTGATGGCAAGCCCTACATTGAAATGATGAGTCTTTAAATAAGCCCTACGGTTGGGGCTACAGATATACTGTATATCAGAAAGGAGAAAAGAAATTATGAACACTGAAACTGAAATGGTTGATGGCGTTGTTACTGAGGCTACTACCACTCCCGCACAGGAAATGGTTCCTGCTATCCGTAGTGATAGCGTAGTTGCGTATCTCAGCGGACTTGCTTCCGGGCTGAGTGCTATTGTTAATGACCTGAATATGCAAGTGAGTACTATCACTAGCGAAATGAATAAGGATAAAACCACTAATGGTTAATAAGAAGATGAAGAAGATGCCTCAGTTTGTGACTGAGGTTGCTGAAGTTAAGTGGAGCAATCTCCTTAAGCCTGACACGGCTTTCGGTGAGGCTTCTGCTAACCACAACATTACGATCCTTCTTGATAAGACTCTTGAGAAGAAGCTTGCTGAGCTGCTCAAGCAGTCTGGTGCTAAGAAGATCAATGGTATCATGGAGAAGGATGGAGTCAAGACACTCAAGGCTAAGAGCCGTGTGTATGTTGAGCAGGGTAAGTTTCCTTGCGTAGACTCTGCTGCACAGGAGACTGATGCGGTTCCGTTTGGCGGTGACAAGGTTCGTCTGAAGCTTGCTCCCGCTGTTGTCGCCCGTGATAACAGCCTGTCTGTTTACCTCAACGGTATTCAGATCGTGGAGAAGAATGCCAACAACATGACCGGATCTGCTGGCGGTGGCTTTAGTGCTGTCGATGGTGGGTTTGTTGGCGCAGCCGCACCGAAGTCTGCGCCCGAAGTCGAAGAGACTGAGGACGAAGACCTTCCATTCTAATTGAACTGGAAGTTTGATATCAACCCCGTGGCTGCTTCAAGACCACGGGTTGGTAAGTGGGGTGCTTACTATACAGGAACATACAAGGAGTTCAGAGAGAAAGCTTCTGAGATTGTATGGGATACTATTGGTACTAGTTGGCAAGCCCTTGAGGGTGAGCTGTCAGTAACAATGGAACTGTATGTAAAGCAACCCAAGTCTACTGAAAGAGAATGGCCGAAGGCAGACATAGACAACTTTGCTAAGGCTGTGCTTGACACAATGAATGGTAAGATCTGGAAGGATGACTCTCAGATTACATCACTCTATGTCTCTAAGCAGTGGGCAGAAAAAGGTGAAGACGGTTACTTCACATTAGAAGTATCTAACTAAAGGGAGAGGGGAGAAATCCCCTTTCCTTTTTTCAAAAGGAGAATCATGTACGAGAAGATTTCAGTTGAGTTGCTCGACAAGATGGGCAGCGACAATACAGTTGTTGATGCTGCGCGTGTATCCTTCAACAAGATCGCGGTTAATTATACACCATCTCAGAATGAGAAGTTGATTAAGTATTTGGCTGAGCATAATCACTGGAGTCCTTTCGCACATTGCACACTCCAGTTTAGAATCAAGGCTCCGATCTTTGTTGCACGACAGTTGCAGAAGCATCAGGTTGGCTTTGCTTGGAATGAAGTTAGCCGCCGATATGTAGACTATGAGCCTACCTTTTGGTCACCCGATAAGCAATGGCGCAGTCGTGCTGAAAATAAGAAGCAGGGTTCTGCTGATGAGTTGGTTAAGGATAACCTAGTTGCTCAAGAGCATTACGATGATGCTATGCATTATGTGAAACTGTCTTATGAACTACTGCTTTCTTGTGGTGTTTGCCCAGAGCAAGCACGATCAATCCTACCACAGTCTATGATGACTGAGTGGTACTGGACAGGTTCATTGTATGGCTTTGCCCGTGTGTGTAAGTTGCGTCTTGATCCCCATGCTCAGGCTGAGTGTCGGGAAGTAGCCAAAATGATTAATGACTTCTGCGCTAATGAATTCCCCCTTTCTTGGAGAGCTTTGAATGGAACTCCGGTGGCTTGAACTTGCAAGACATATTGCATCGACTGTCGATAGAGATAGAGCGCACATCTCTCTTATTGTTAGAAAGAATAGACTCATCTCCGTTGGTACAAATAACTGGAAGACTCATCCTAAGACTGCTGAGTATGGTTATATGTATCCCTATCTACATTCGGAACTTGATGCCTATCGGAAGATCAAGGCTCCGCTTGATCGACTGACGCTCCTTAATTTTAGGATCAGCACGACAGGTAAACTTGGTATGTCAAGACCATGCAAGTTCTGCATGCCTTGGTGTTCTGAGATCTTTGATCGTATTGTTTTTAGTAATGACAAGGGAGAGTTTGAGGTTGGATGAGAATTTAATCGAACAACTCAATCAAGAAATAAAAGAACTAAAAGAATTGCTAATGCAAGCCCGTAGAGAAATCATAGCGTATGATGCAATACATGGACGCAAACCTATTATTGACTGCATCAAAGAACGCGGATGGGTTGAACTACTTAAGGAGACTACGAATGTCAAAAAATAAACCGTGGTTAAAAGCTCGTAAGCGTGGTGGAGATGCTGGTAAAGGTGATCGCTATCGTGTTGTTGATCGTGAGCAATATGAAAAAAACTATGAAGCTATTTTTGGTAAGGAGCCTTTAGCAGATGACAAAAACAAAGACACTAAAAGAACTTGAGGAAATGACTTATGATCTTGCGGCACTTAGTTATAAGATTGGTCGCATTGAGACAGATAATAACTCAACTCAAGCTAAGTATGATAAACTGGTTGAACAGCGTGACGATTTGAGAAACGAAATCGCTGCTGTTTTCAAGTCGCACAGAAACTATCAGCCAACCGAATTAGGTTGGGGAAAAGGTAAAGACGAATGAACAATGATAAAGTAGAGATTGAGACAGACGAGTGGTTGCTTATGAATTTTCCTGTTGGTGGTGGTCCAGATATTATTGTTGGTGGAGATTGTTATGTATCGAAAGATCACTACATGAAGATTGAGTTTCCTAAGAATTCAGACAGTGCTTTCTTTGTTATCAACTCAACTCCCGATCACCGTGATGGTTTGCGTGGTGTTGATGAGGAGCCTGTTGTTTCCTTTAGTATCTCACGCGAACTTCTTCTTAAGATTGTTCGTACTATTAAAGTAAGTAACGACATTATTCACAACGATGGAATTGAGTGGTGAGGTAAAAATGAATGAGTCTATTTCAAAAGAAAACGGAATGCCCCCGCTGCGCGGCTAACGGTGAAGACCGTAGCGGAGACAACCTCGCGGTCTATGATGACCATGTGTATTGTTTCAAGTGTAGCTATCACCGTAATACAAAAGGAAAAGAGATGACCGATGACACTGTTACTATGCAACCTAAAGAGTTCAAGACTCTCGCTGGTTCTTACATTGATCTTGAGGATCGCGGTATTACGGAGAAGACTTGCCGACTCTATGGCTATCAGGTAGCCAAGGTCAATGGCAAGGAAGTTCAGATCGCCAACTACTATACCAATGGTGAGTTGATTGGTCAGCATCTCCGTGGTCCTAACAAGCAGTTTGCTTGGAAGGGATCAGCCAAGGGTGCTGAGCTTTATGGTCAGAACCTTTGGAAGAATGGTGGTAAGCGACTCGTCATTACCGAAGGAGAGATCGACTGCATGACTGTGAACCAAGTGCTTGGTGGTACTTGGCCTGTAGTCTCTATCCCAAATGGAGCGCAGTCAGCAGCCAAGTCTATCCGTGATAACCTAGAGTTTGTTAACTCTTACGCAGAAGTTGTTCTGTGTTTCGACATGGATGAGCCGGGTATCAAAGCAGCCAACGAGGTTGCTGAGTTGCTTCCGCCGGGTAAGTGCAAGATTGCTAAGCTTCCTTACAAGGATGCCAATGAGTGTCTTGTCAATGCTCAGACTAAGCAGCTTGTGTCTGCTATCTGGGAAGCCCACCAGTATTCTCCAGATGAGATCCTACACATCTCTAAGATTGTAGATACATCGGAGACTGTTAGTGTAACCAAGGTATATCCTTTCCCTTACGATGGTCTATCGGAGTTCTTGATTGGTCAGCGTGGTGGGGAGATCAGCCTATGGGCATCGGGTACTGGCTCAGGTAAGTCTACCATCCTCCGTGAACTTATGATGCACCATCTAACAGAGGGTCGCAGCGTAGGTTGCATCATGCTTGAGGAGTCTCCGCAGGAGACAATGGATGACATGATTAGTCTCATGCTTAACAAGCCTGTCCGTGCTATTCGTGCTTCTCGTATGATGAATGAGCTACGAGTTCAGATGGGCAAGAACCCCATCAATATGCAGATGATTGATGATCTAACTGATGAGGAGTATTACACCGCAAAGCGCAAGCTCAGTGAGACTAGCTTCTATATCTACGATCACCTTGGTAATAACGCTATGCAGAATCTGCTTGCTCGTATGGAGTTCATGGCTGTGTCTCTTGGTGTTCAGGTCATTGTACTAGATCATATTACGGCAGCAGCCGCTGGTCTAATGGGTATGCATGACAAGGATGTTGAGGGTGGTGGCTCAGAGAGAATCATTATCGACACTCTTATGAAAGAACTAAGAGCATTGGCTGTACGAACTGGTGTTCATATTGACATCGTATCTCAGCTCAAGAAATCGGAGAAGGCTTATGAGGAAGGTGATCGAATCACTTTGCAGGATCTGCGTGGCTCCGGTGCTTTGGCTAGTGTACCCAATACAGTCATTGCTCTTGAGCGTGATCGCCAGAACACAGACCACAAGATTGCCAATACTACAATTGTTCGTGTACTCAAGAATCGCCTGACAGGTCGGGCTGGTATTGCAGCGACACTATTCTATGACCACACTACTGGTCGTTTGAAAGAGATCGGCTTTGCTATGGCAGAGGATGGATCTCTAGTCTTTGAACCAGAGGAGAACTAAATGAAGGTATGCGTCCTTGACATTGAAGGTAACGGACTTGGTGAACTGATCCTTGACGGCAAGGGTAAGCCCTACACAGAGGCTACCAGAATTCTGTGTGCCGCTACTAAGGTCAATGACGAAGACCCGATCCTTTGGCTAGAACATCAGATGAAAGATCTGATCAAGTACCTTAGTGAGATGCCCGTAATTATCGGACACAATATCTGGGGCTACGATTTTCCCGTGATGCGTAGACTGCATGGGATGGCGCGACCGAAGTGTATTGTTGATACGCTCGTTATCAGCAAGTTGATGTATCCAGATATCAACAATCACCCATTAGGTGATAACTCTCTGGAGTCTTGGGGCAAGTATCTTAAGTTTCCCAAGATGGATTACAAGGGTGGATGGAGCCAGTACTCAGATGAGATGGGTACTTACTGCTTGCAGGATGCCAGACTTGGCATGGCTATCTATCAAGCCCAGAAGCAATTCATTACTAAGAATAAAGAACTGGTTCGTTTTGAGAGCCGAGTATCCGAAGTTCTAATGGAGCAAGTAGAGCATGGATTTAACTACGACAGTAATGCAGGAGACAAGTTGTATCAAGAACTTATGCTTGAGAAGCTTGGTATTGAAGATGAAATGCGTGAGATCTTTCCTGACAAGATCATCATCCGTCATTCCAAAAAGACGGGCAAGAGACTAAAGGATAAGATTGAAACTTTCAATCCCGGTAGCCGACAGCAGATTGCCTCCCGACTAACTGAAAAGTATGGATGGGAGCCACCCCTGACAGACAAGGGAAACCCAAAGGTAGACGAAGCAGTGCTTGCTACTCTGGAGTATCCCGAAGCAAAGAAGTTGACTGAGTATTTCAATACCGTTAAGCTTATGGGTATGGTTGAAGATTGGAACACCCGTGTATCAGCCAGCAGAGATCACCGTATCCACGGTGGAATCAATGCACAAGGTGCTGCTACAGGTCGTTGCACACACAGCCAACCTAACATTGCTCAGGTAAGTGGCGACCATCGTGCCAGAGAGTTATGGGTATCTGATGTTGGTGAGACTTTGGTTGGTGCTGACTTGTCTGGTCTTGAGCTGCGTATGCTTGCTCACTTCATGGCGAAGTATGACAATGGTGAGTATGCTAAGGTGCTGTTGACCGGAGACATTCATACACACAATCAACATGCTGCTGGTTTGTCTAGCCGTTCACTTGCCAAGTCATTCATCTATGCTTACCTTTATGGTGCTGGTGATAAGAAGATTGCTATGGTATGCGACTGCTCTGTTGATGCTGCTCGTAAGTTGCGTGATCGTTTCCAGAAAGAAATCCCCGCACTTGCCAAGGTACAGGATGCTGTTCGCTTTGAAACAATCAAGACAGGTAAGGTACGGCTACCCGATGGCAGAAGCGTACCCGTCCGCAGCGAACACGCTGCCCTCAATACGCTCCTGCAAGGCTCAGGAGCCATCGTATCGAAGTACTGGATGGTAGAGGCTAGCAAGGCAGCGGCGCGGCTACGCGCCAAGCAGCTGGCTTATATCCACGATGAGTTGCAGTACAGCTGTCCCAAGTCTGTTGCCGATGAGTTTGGCAAGGCTGTGACTGCTGCTGCAACGACTGCTGGTGAGCAGCTTAATCTTAATATTCGTATTGATGCTGAGTATCGCATCGGTAACAATTGGGCAGAAACCCACTAAGGAGTAATATGAGTTCACTTACTGTTTACATTGCTGGTCCTATGCGGGGATACCCGAACCATAACTTTGATGCCTTCTATAAGGCAGAGAAGAAGTGGGTAAAGAACCCAATGATTGAAAAGATTTACAATCCCGCTCGTATGGATGAGGATGAGGGCTTTGATCCAGCAACTGCTGAAGATTCCAAGGAACATCTACGGTCATGCATGAAGCGCGACCTCAATGCTATTCTAAACTGCAATGCTATGGTTATGTTACATGGATGGG